ATGAGTCGTGCAAAAAAGCCTACCCAACAAAAAAAGAATCAAAAACAGCCGACAGCCACACCACAAGCACAAAAAACTGCTCCAAAGCTGACTCCTATTGAAATTGCCGAACTCAGCCCAGCTGAGCTGCGCGCTTTGATCCAAGAACAAGTGAAAGAAGAACGCCAGCAGGTTTGGGAACAAACCAAGGCAAACTATCCGAACAGAGAAAATGCTCCCAAAAGATTGCGTGACGATCTGGAAGAAGCACCACCTGCAGTCATGATTTGGAAGGTTATGCATGTTCCTGAAAAACGAGGTCCACGTATTGATCGTCTCATGGAAGCTATTCACCGCCAGCAACTAGGTGATGCCGAGCTGCTTATCGATTTGATTAAAGATCAATTTTGCTACGACCACAAACGTAAACAGTTCATGAGGTTTGTTTACTCACACTGGGAGGATGATGTGAAGAAGCAGCACAGAAAAGAAATTGTGAATATGGCAGATTACTTCGACCGTGGAAGCAACTATCAACGCGGCAAATCGCAGGAAGTTCAAAAAGAGATTGAGCAGATCACGGCCAAGATAGAAGAAGCAAAATCTCAAGATGAAGAACCGAAAGAATCTGATCAAATAGCTCTTCAAGATAAGAAGGACGAGCGCAGTTGGCTGCGCAAGAGCAAAAACGCACTTGATGAACGCGCTGCTAAACTTCGCAACGACACACGCACTGCCGGCATCATCAGAATGGCAACCAGTGGCGAAGATACATTAGGAATGGACGGTTCTGAGTGGGATAAAGAACACACATTGCTCCCCTGCGCCAACGGCATTATTGACTTAAAAACAGGTCACCTTTTACCTCCAGACCCAAAGTACAAGATGCGGCATGCATCTGAACATGAATATCTCGGGCTTCATGTGGAGGCACCGTTCTGGACAGATTTTCTGCATAAAATTTTCTGCGGTAATTTGGAGCTGCTTGAATATTTTGAACGCATCATTGGCTACGCTGTAACCGGATTGGACAGCCATAAAGAGATCTACATTGCGTACGGCCCAAGTGCTGACAACGGCAAGTCGAGCTTATTTGACACCATTATGAGCGTGGTTGGCGGGTACGCCTCGGTTCTCAACGACAGCGTGCTGCTGCAAACCGGAAAAAAAGCAAGCGGCCCAGACCCTGAGCTTCTTGTTCTGGACGGGCTGCGCATGGCGGTTGCTTCTGAGCCAGCACAGGGACAAAAATTCAACAAAGAAAATATCAAGCAGATTACGGGGTCTGACCGCATCCGTGCTCGCGGGCTGTACACAGATACGATTGAATTTAAGCCCCGATGCAAACTTTTCATTCACACGAACTTCATGCCGCAAGTTAACGGGGCAGATCGCGCATTCTTTAACCGCCTGCGCCTTATTCCGTTCAATGCACGCTTCACAAATGACCCGGACGAGGTTGATGAGTCCAAGCACATTTATCTCGCTATGCCTCGTAACATGGTTGATGAAAAGCTTGCAGAAGAGGCACCCGGAATACTCTCTTGGATTGTTCGCTGCGCTCGAAAATTCCTCTCTGATCTTTTGCTTATCTCACCCTTAATAATGGTGCATGAGCTCCAAACTTATATGGAAGATAACGACCCAGTCGGGTCATGGCTTAATGACTGGTGCACAGAGCATCCTCACGACCCAAATGTACGAACTCAGGCCAAAGATTTGTATGAATCTTTTGTTTGTTACTGCAAGGAAGAACACAAAATGGAAGAGCGTTTTATCATTAAACAACGCACATTTGGAGGTCAAATGCAACAAAAATTCACCCGTGTAAAAACCAGTGTTTACTACTACGTGGGCGTGAGCATTAAATCTGGATTTAGAGCGGATGAACGCCCCAATACTAGCAAGGCATAAGATTGACCTTTCAGCCTATTTTGGGAGCTTTTATAGACTATCGGGGGCGACGGTCAACCGCCTCAAGCCCCCATTTTTAATACTCTTTTATTCTCATCTTTGACCTTTTAGACCTTCTTTAAGAAAGTCAGAAGCTGAAAAAGAAATATAAGAGATAAAAAAGCCTCAAAACACACCTTATGGTGACACAGTAACAAGAAAGTTTCCGCCCAAAGGTCAAGGCTCTTCGTGTACAAACATAAAAACCTTATGAATAACGGACGTTCGACGGGTTTGGGTGCTGTTTCAAACGTCAATAAAGATCGTCTCAATAGTCAAAAAATATTCGCTCAATACTTAGGCGGAGATAGTTATGGGTTACGCTTTAGAATTTCTGAGTCGGCAAGAACGTGAACAAATCGCACACGATCTTTTGCAGGGCTTTAATGAAAAGTTATCGAATACAGACAAGCTGTCGTTTCATTGCCCGATGCATACGGAAGGAACGGCAGGCGGTGCCTTCTTTTATTATCCGGAACGGGATCTAGCTAAATGCTATTCCTGCGGAGGGACAACCGACTTAATCGGGCTGTTCAACATAGCACATGGAAGAGAAACCGGAGATCCGGACGGCATGCGCGAGTTCATTAATAAATACGCACAGGGGCAAACCGGTATGCGCTCAGAAAAGAACCGTGCCCGTAACGGTGAATTCCAGCGCAAAGTTACACTGCAACCTGAAGCAAAGGCTCCAACGCAGTGGTCAGATCATGCTCTCAAATTTGCTAAGCATTGCAACAAGATTTTGTTGAAGTCACCAGACCTGCTTGAGGAGCTTTGGAACTGGGGAATTCAACCGGAAACAGTAAAAGAGCAGCTTATAGGGTGGAATCCAGAACGAACCTTCCGCCCATATTCTTCATGGGGACTGCCGGCAGAGAAAAATGAAAACGGTCGAGAACGGTGCATTATGCTTCCTGCAGGATTTGTTTTTCCTTGTCTGCAAGATGGCGTTGTCACCCGCATGCAAATTCGCAGAGAAGATGAACAGCCAAAGTACTACCAGATTAAAGGTGGCGGTACCGGACCAGTCATCATCGGTAAAACTGACAGCAGCATCTATGTACTTGTTGAAACGATTCGTGATGCCCAGCTGGCGCATCAAGAACTCAAAAAATACGGCGTGGCAGCTATAGCACTTGGAGGTGCTTCTGTCCGCCCTACCAAGGAACAAAATGAGCTGCTCAGCAAAGCAGATTTAATTCTTAACGCGCTTGATGCTGACCAAGCAGGAGCCGCGAACAGCTACCATTTTGAACCTTGGAACAACGCTCGATTTGCTTGGATGAATGTATACCCTAACGCCTTACGATGGCCTGTACCAAAATCATGCGGAAAAGATTTAGGAGATCTGGCATTCACTCCGCTTTCCGTTGAAGCTTGGTTCCTTGCGGGGCTTCCAGACCATATATCGAAAAAAATTTCGATTAAGGTGCCGCCAAAGGAAGAGACGGAAAAAACGGTGTGCCAAGAAACCACTAAAGAAAAGCCGCAAGAACCGGAGCAATCCAAGGATTCTGTAACATCAGAGCCTTCTGCCCTGCGTCCTGTTCCAAACCTTACACGTATTGTTCGCCCGATGCCGCCACCGGAGAAAATACCAATTGAGTTCTACAAAAGAATTCACCAATACGCGCAGCAACGAGGCGCACAACTCGTTATGGAACGTGGGGAACTGGCAATACTTTGGCAACAAGGGGAGGACAAAAGATTGATCAACTGGGGCAAGCGCTCTCTGGAGGGACAGCCGACTATGGTTGAATTACTGAAACGATATATGGAGGCAGCATAGCATGGCAGGACGTATCTTTAAAAATCCGTATCAAGTGCATCAGTACCTCACGAAAGAATGCGGCTACCAATGTTCCGATGGAAAAATACGTAAAGCAATTTCTGCACGTAAAATTCGCACTCGCAGGGGCGGTGGCTTCACAAAAACAGAGGTGGATGCCTACGCCGTCAGCACACTTGAAAAACTGATTACAACTGAATCTGCAAAAGATGATATTCCGGTGGCTGGCGATAGCCATGCCCCTGAAGCAAAAACAAAAGCTGAAGCAAAGCTGAAACAGGTACAGGCTGAACGTGCTCAGTTCTTACTGGATAAAGAACGCGGAAAATATATTCAAACGTCTGTCATGGAAGCTGAGCTGGGACAGCGTGCAAAAGCATTCAAACTCGGGCTTGAAAAGTTTGCCCCGGACAACGCTGTACTTATCGCTGAAATTTTCGGCGGCTCTGAACGTTCAGCAAGAGAGCTATGCAAACGCCTTGGTGCAGATCCGGAAGACGGTATCCCTCTGGTCATAGATTTTGCTCACTCTCGAATCGAACATTTTACCCGATTATGGCGCAAGCAGCTCCTGCTCTTCTTGGATTCATATGCAACCGGTTCGTGGTGGACAGAAGAAATGCAGCAGGCATGGGACAAGCTTATGGAAAGCGAGGTAGATGATGCAGCCTAGCCCTGTAAACTTTACAAACAGTGAACAAGAATTCTTTGCCATGCCGGAAGCCATGCGCAGTTTTGACTGGATTCGTAAGAACGTACGCGTTGTTGCAGGCCCATACAAAGGGCAGCTCTGGAATCCTGCTGTTTCACCCAGCGCGGAAGAAATTCTCGATATTCTGGATGACGAGCAGGTGCGAAAGCTGTTCATGATTGCGCCTTCCCAGTCAACAAAGACAACCATCATCATTACATGGCTGCTTGCTGCTCTTATGCGCAGACTAGACAACATTGGATACGGACTTGCTGATGAAAGTTCTGTACGACGCATGTTCACGAAAACGCTGCATGAATACTTTCGCCTGTGCACTCCCATAAAGCGCAAGCTTAAGGGAACGGACGCCCTGCAGAATACCGAGATCCAATTAGCCGGCGGAGCTTCAATTATCGGCATGTGGTCTGGTTCTGACTCTCGCGCACGTTCTTTTTCCGCGCCCATCGTGGTTGTTGATGAAGAAGACAGCTATCAAGACAAGTCTGCAGTTCTCGCAATGGAAGAACGACCGGATGCATACGCAGGATTAGGGCTTTCAAAAATTGCCAGACTGTGCCGCCCGAAGGGAAATGAAGATGAATCTACAATCTGGATTGATGCCAATGCCGAAGCAGACGTATGGCTTGTACGTGAAGCAGTATGCCCTGCCTGCCGCACTGCCCAGATTATGGAGCATCATAATATTGTTGCACTGGACGGCAGCACAGATCCGCAACGCATCAGGCGTGAAAAACTTGGTCGCTACAGATGCGAAGCTTGCGGCTATATGTGGACAGACCAAGCAAGAAACCAAGCTCTCATAAACGGGAAGCTTGTTCCCACAAAAGGCAAGCGTGAAGGTGCAGTTGTTGTTGCTGTGCATATGCGTGCATGGGAATCCCCTCTTGTTTCTTTATCTGACATTCTTTGCCAGTGGTTTGAAGCACAAGGGCACCCACGAAAGCTGCAGCGCTTCGACAACAATGTATGCGCCAAGCCGTACAGGTTTGTGCAGCTCAAGCAAAGCGAAACAGAACTGGAGCGCTGTATTTCACAGCACCTGCCTGTGGGTATAGTTCCAGACTGGGCAAAGAGCCTGACCTTTGCAGCTGACATGCAGAAAGATCATTTCAAATACTCTGTGTGTGCTCATGGTCTGCCACGCGCAGAACATATTGTTGATTATGGTGTTGTCCGCACTTTTGAAGAGCTGCAGCAAATTATCTTTAATAGTCGCTACAACACACTTGAAGGACGAGAGCTTGGAATATGGCGTGCTGCTGTGGATACCGGTGGCGGTAAAAACAAAGATGAACAGACCACCAGAACAATGCAGGCGTATTTATGGCTGCTATCACTTCGCCCCGGAGTCGTATTCGGCACAAAGGGTATGAGCCGCATCCGTGTTGGAGAGGCTGTCTACCACAAGGTACTGGATAAATATCCAGACGGGCGCGCCATAAAAGGCGGCTTGTCTCTTCACTTTATTGATACAGATTTATTTAAGCGCGACTGCTTCTGGCGTTTAGCTGAAGGCTGGGAAGAAGAGCCGATAACTTTCCACTCCGACACCACAATGGAATACCTGAAAGAGATCGCCTCTGAAGAACTGGAACGCCAAAAGAACGGCAAAGAAGTGTGGGTACGCAAACGCGCCAACCATTGGCTCGACTGCCTGACAACACACCTTGCCCTTGCTCACTGGCAATGGAAACCAAGCTTGAATGAACTTGCCAGCAGCATGCAGGTTGTAGATCCGGCAGCCAACACAAAAGAAGAAAAGAAAGAACAGCCTAAGAAGCAAAAAAATCCATTCACTGAAGACATGAGACTGTTTGGAGGCGGGTATGAATAACAAACAGATCGTTTATCTTATTGCAGTTGCTAAAGCCGGTGTTGAATACGGAACACAGGGAGCGCCCTGCCCTTGTTGTGGTAAACGTGCGCGGGTTCATACCACTAAGAAAGCAGAGGCTGGAATTCGAATCCGCTATCACAAATGCAAAAACCCCGATTGCTTATTACAGCAGATCGGGGTGGATATTAAGAGTGTGCAGTGCGATGAAGCGGCTTAGCGGTTATTTTTTAACTCGCTGGAATGCATTCTTATATGCTTCCAACCTATCGCGTTTTCCTACTGAAAGAACAATAACGACAATTCGCTTATCTACAACCTGATACACAAGCCTGTAACCAGACTTGCGCAGTTTAATTTTATACAAATCATCGTAGCCGGAAAGTTTTGCAGTAGCATTGCGTGGCACTTCTAAGCGTTCTATAAGTTTCTTTTTAAACTGTTCACGAAGAGTGCTGCCAAGCTTTTTCCATTCCTTTAACGCTTGCTTGTTGAACTCTAGATCATAAGTCATCAAGCGACACCTTGACGGTTGGTTCGCCCATGCGTTGCTCTGCTATTTTGCCAAGCTCTAAGTCTTCTAACTTTTCGAGCAGGTCTTCCCATGCTTTAGCCGGAATGCAGTAAAAAGCAGGTTCATTACGATTAAGAATTGCCACTGGTTCGCCATCGCCTTCACGGATCGTTGCCATAGGGTTCTTCTTTAATTCCGAAATGCTGGCAACTGTATCTGCTAGTATTTTATGAGCCATTAAAAGACCTCCTTAAAGCTTTTTAGTAGGTCTTTTAATATGTCATTTACACTAACTGTGTCAATGCTATTGCTGATAGACTGACAAGCAAAAACCCCGATTGCCTATTACAACAGATCGGGGTGGATATTAAGAGTGTGCAGTGGGATGAGGCGGCTCGATAAAACAACAAAATTTATCAAACGATTAGCTCTAGGCTTGCTTCCCTGCGTAAAAAAGCCAGACCACTTCCCACCGGAAATAATTATCGCAAACTCAACTGCTCACATAAAATAAAAATCTTAATGATTGAGAGCCGATGGAGGATAAACACCCGCATGCTCATTATCAAAAATAAGCGCCTCAGTATGGTTATGCAACAAAGCATTTTTAATAATGAGTTCGTAAATTTTTGACTCCTCATGTCCAGCTTCACAATCTTCATTCGTAAGCCCATTGTAATAAAACAATGAATACTCATGTGGCGAAAGCTGTGCCCTTGCAATCGCAAAATATCTGTGCCGCTCTTTATTTGAAGTAATATTTTTATCCACAAACTTAAAAAGATGGTACAATTGTCTAAAATATGAATATAAACAATAAGCAGTGTGTTCTGAAAATATACCAAATAATAATTTAAAGAGCTCTTCTTGATCGTCCTCAACTTGTACAGCAAATCTAATTTCATTTCGAAGAGAATTAGTAATATATTGTTGGTGCCTAGGCACTAGATCGGAGTATGCGAATGTTGTAATTGCTTCAAGTTGTTTATGCAAAACTTGAAATGCTAAAATCCCTGAAACTTCTGGCTGTGGAGATCTATCCTGCGCTAAAGGACGTGCAATCACCTGCTTTTTTGTCTCGGAAACTTGAGACATTAGCTGATAGAAGTTGTTTTCAAATTTTTCAGAAGCATTTGTTTGAGCTTGAATAAATACAGCAAGTCCAGCACCACAAGACGCTAAGGCAGAAAATAATGTGCCAACAGGGGCAAATACGTTTTGAAGGTCACATGTGTTTCCAAAGATGCCTGCAAGTGGTTCAAATGAATAATTATAAGAAATTCCACCTATGAACCAAAATAAAAATGTCAAAAAAACCATCAACCAGATATAGCGAGCTCTCAGCATAAACAGTCCTTAATAAGATTGCGCTATCTATCTAATATGATTTGTACAAAATCAACCCTTGACATCAAAAAAAAGAATGTGCATTTCTGCCTATCCAGAATGACTGGTATTTTTTCCAATTTGCACTTACTATGTTAGAAACTAACGAGGGGAAACAGCATGACTATTGAAAAGAGAAAGAGCAAAAGTGATGTTGCCCAATCAGCTTTAAAGTATCGAAAACAATACCACAAGGATGATGTAGCCACCTCCGTTTGGCTCACAGACATGGTTAAAGATCTCAATGGCTCCATTAAATATGTTGATGAGGAAAGAGAAATCGCTGGATGCGTTAAAGCTACTGGTGATTCGTTTGAAATTGAACTTCCAAGGGATGTTTCCGAGACAAGAAACAACTTTACAATTTCGCACGAACTAGGACATGTCCTTCTTCATCATCAAGCTTGTAATGAAGCTGAATATCACCGTCATGACGGAGTTTCTGAAGACCCACAAGAGTGGGAAGCAAACTGGTTTGCTGCTGAACTTCTTATGCCAGAAGAAGAGTTTACAGACGCAGCTGATGACCTTGAAAACAATCAAGTGTCGCTTGGACGACGCTTTGGTGTTTCAGGTGCTGCAGCACAGATTCGTCTAAAATCTCTTGGATTAAAAAGCAAATAATCAGCTCATTACCTCATGCAATACAAAGCGACTGCTCCTTAAGGCAGTCGCTTTTTTTATGTCTACGACGCTCTTCATTCACAAAAAAATACATTCTCATTTACCAGGCTAGATCGCAGGCTTCGTTTATTTGATAAATTTTTTATAAAAACCCGATCGCCTGAACAGGCAGTCGGGAAAAATCATTTAAACAAAACTAGAAAATAAAAAAGAACTTGTTTGTTTTCTATAAAGCAATAACTACGCCACTCTCTCTTAAAATAAATTCCATTAAAAATGGGTGCTTACCATACTTATCAATTCTTAGAAACATTGGACAATCTTTATCTATAAAATGCTTACTTCTCATCAAGCTTCCGCTTTCCTTTTTATCAAATTCTTCTTTATATCCCTCAAAGTACTTCAACTTTGAACAGCGATATTTACTTTTATGCGTTTTTAACGAAAATAACTGAATCCGAGTGCCCTTTGAAATCCCGTTTATTTCTAGGGGCACGGCTTTTCTTTTCCCAAAAGCATGTAATGAACAATTTTCATAATGACAGTCGGCAAATGTCTTTCCACTGTTGCAAAAACACTCTTCTTCTTTATTAAAAAGTTCCTTTGCCAAATCAAGCAAACGGAACGGCTCATTGTTCAATGCAGAGAAATTCATAAAGGCTTGTGCAATGTATTTCTTTGCGTCTTCAGCATTACCAATATTTTGATACAAACATGCTAGTTCAAATGCGGTTTCTGCTTCATCTAAATTTTCTTGCTGATAATGTTTTCGCTGGCTACTTAACATCCCATGATAAATATTAATTGCCTTTTCAACCTTCTTGGATTGAAAATAAAAATTTGCTAATTTTCTCCGAAATGGGATTGAAGCAATTGCCTTATCTAAAACCAGAGGACTCACTAAACACGGATTGCTTAACGCAGAATAAAAAGTAATCTTTCTATTATAAGAAGTTAATGCATTAATCGGTTGCTTAAATAAATTTTCGGCATATTCAAAGGGGAGCGCTGTTACTTTTTTTAACTCAAATGGTACAGCTTTGGGCTTTAGCTGCAATACCTGATTGTCTGCTATATTAAGTGAAATCCCTGAAAAAACGCTTGTTCCTTCAAGTGAGGCGCCTAGGCTTACGGTATAAGCATCTTCTTCAAAATGGGTAACCCCAAATTTATCATCATACTCTTCAGTTACTGTTAACAGTTTTTTATTATTCAACTTAACACATGACGGCTTGAGTGATAGTAATTTACCATCTACCCAAAAGTTTCCTCGCACCACAATAGGTGACTTAGTTGCATCAATGTCTAAATCAATACTTCCTTTTTTTTGCCTAATGACTAGCTTCTTTGACCTAGAGCCGAACTCTATATCCCAAAGTGCAATATCACCTTTCCGCCACTCATTTTTTATTATCGACAATATTTTTGTATTGTTACTATCATAAAGATGTAACGTCAGTTCGAGCATATTGTTTTGGTCAATATAAAATTCCAGATAATTTTTCCCACCTGAAGTTATTACAGGACCATCACCGATGAGGGTAATCCCACCAACCTCAACTGCACATATATTATCATAAATAATCAACCTACCAGACTTACTTTGTCCCTTGCTATTATACGGACTAAGCTTAAACTCCCGTTGCTCTCTTTCAGGATATGAATCAATTGAATGATGACATGTTGGGCATAACACCATCATATCGTTAGCATCATGCGTTTTAACGTCGTGATACGGTTTGATATGATGATACTCTAAAATAGGAACACCACATTTACAGCACCCAAAATTGGCCTCTTGACGCAATTGTCTTTTAATATCCACCGGAATCGTTCTATTTGCATCCATAACATCCTTCCTATTTATACAAAGTCAAAAACTAATTGCGCAAAAAAACTATATTGGCAACACGTTATAAGTTTGAATTATCGATTAATAGTCATAAAAAACGTAGGAAGATCCTATTAATAGGATTTTCCTACTCCCCTTTAATCTCTCCAGTATATAAAAATAGAGGCTAATCACACCATCACGGTTTGATTAGCCTTTTTTCATTTACAGGGGGCAGCATGTCAGACTTACAAACGGCAACCACCACTACCGAAGAGCGCCTTGCGCTGTACCTTGCGTGCGAGAAAGCGATTCTTAACGGACACCAGTCGCATACTATTGATGGCACAACTTATACCCGAGCCGATCTTCGTGCTGTTCAGGCAAAGATTAAAGAACTGCAATACGCGCTAAATCCTTCCAGCTTTTCATTTACTCAAACAGCGGTGAAGTTTGTATGAGTGAAATTCAGCGTTCCAAGTTTTATGACGGGTTAACAGACCTCATCAGCTCCGTGATTGCCGTGAAAAATCCCCACGCGGCTATGCAGTATCGTGCAGCGCGGAACCGGCAGTATTTGTATGCTGCCGGTTCGCGCCAGCAACCGCACACGCTGCGCCCTAACAACAAGACGGCTGATGAACTCATTAATAAAAATATGAGCAACGCCCGTGCGGAATGCCGGCAGCTTGTCCGAAACAACCCGAACCTTGCCGGTGCGATGCGAGAGATGGGCAACAATGTTGTGTTCAAAGGCATCCTTCCTCAAGCGCAGCTTAAGAACGAAGCAGACAACACCATTGTTGAACATGAATGGAAACGCTGGAATAGATGCGTGAAGCTCCGTCGTAAGCTTAAGCAGACAGTAACGCACCTTTGGCAGGATGGCGGCGTCTTCTGGTATTTCTCCCCTTCCACCACTCTGCATAAACGCGGCGTGGTTCCTCTCAATCTGGAGCTTCTGGAAGTTGATCACCTCGACCACTTGCTCAACAAAGAACGTAAAAATGGAAACGTGATCAAACACGGCATTGAATACAATACTGAAGGCTTTGTTGTTGCGTTCTGGCTGTTTAAAAATCACCCCGGAAGCTCTCATGGAGTAGCACGAAACAGCTTGTATAAATCCAAGCGTATTGATGCCAAGCAGTGCTTCCTTATTGCAGATCCCGACCGTGCTTCACAGTCTCTTCCTATTCCGCGCCTTGCCAGTGTTGTGGTTATTCTGCGTGACTTTGAGCAGTACCAAAACTTCGAGCGCCTTGCCGCGCGTCTTGCTGCTGCCTTTTCTGTCATCGTTAAGGAAACCTCCGCTAACCCGCTTGCAGGACGCGGCCTTGATGGCAGCACCACCACTGCAACAGATGCGGAAAAAGCAAAAATCCCTGCCACTGAAGCATTCATTAATCCGGGGTCGATCACTCGCCTTCCGGAAGGGCTTGATCTGGAGACTATCTCCAACCCGCGCCCAAGCAATACATACAGCGACTATTCCAGAAACAACCTGCAATCCACCTCCACCGGTGTTGGGCAGTCTTACGAAACATTTACCAACGACTTTACTGCTGCATCGTTTTCCAGCGTGCGCCAAGCCATCTCGAAAGAACGACGCAGCTACATGGAGCAGCAACAATCACTCATTGAAGATGCACTAGATCCTGCTTTTGAACTATGGTGTGTCTTTGCCTTTCTTTTCGGTTTCATCAGCAGCGAGGTTGTTCCTGTCACATGGCAAACACCGGGCTGGGAATACATCAACCCGCTGCAGGATGCGAACGCCACAAAGATTCTTATGGAGCTTGGATTGGAAAACAGTATCGACGCTGCAGCAGCTCGTGGTCGCAACTATGAAGACAACGTTCAAAAGCAAGCCCGCGCAAAGCAGCTGACCAAAGATGCCGGCCTTGAAGGAAAGGAGCAAAGCAATGCTTAAACCACGTAAAGGAGAAGGCAAACAAGCGTTTTTCAAACGTGCTGTTTCTCAGCTGAAGCGATCCGGAAAAAGTGATGCTGATGCCGTGGCAGAAGCTTCTGCAATCTGGAACCAACACAACCTGTCAAACGGTGGTAACGGCATGATGCGCCTTTTTGCTCCGGTGGAATTCCTTTCCGACGATGAGCAGAAAGAGTCGCAAGAAAGGCGTTTCTCCATCCTCGCATACAGCGGCGATGCGGTTCACCTTGAATGGTACTCCTTCATTATCAGCATCAAAGGCATCAAGCACAAAGCCACGTTCCCATGCAGCCGTGCCCATTGAGGTGATTGAGGCGCTTGTAAAAAATGCATAGCGGTCTGGGAATTTTTTACAAACCCAGACCGTACAGAATATTGCAAGCAGTGCCGCAAAACTCACGGCGGTAGGGAGTGTCCGGCTTGCAGCTACATGCTGGATGCTCCCGAACTCCTGCCCCAGTGCCACGATGCGTGGACGCTGTGGCTTGAGATCCAGACCCAGTGGCGAATCAGCTTCGGCGTGCGCACAGGGCTTGATATGACCGCCGTAAAAGCTGTTGCAGAGCTGCTTGAAATTGAGCTGACCCCGCCTACGTATCGCATTCTCCGAGGTCTTGAATTGCATACTTTGCAAAATGTGAAAACGGATGAGGACACCGCATGAGTACCGTAGCCACCCGCATTGTCATTTCCGCAAAGGACACAGCCACAGGCGTTTTCCGTAAAACCGGTATGCAGGTGGAAAGCCTGAAGCGTAAGATCTTCAGCTTAAATTCTGCCCTTGCAGGTCTCGGCGTGGGGCTTGGCGGTGTGGAAGTCTACCAGCAGACCAAAGCTTTTGAGACTGCGCTTACAGACATGAGCAAGGTCACAAGCCGCGACCTTGGCACCATCCGTTCCGAGATCATGAGCCTGCCTCCGGAGCTTGGAAACGCAACCCAGCTTATGCGCGGGTACTATCAGGTTATCTCCGCAGGTGTGACAGACCCTGCCAAAGCAATGGAGGTACTGGTTACTTCCGCAAAGTCTGCCAAGGCTGCACACACCGCGCAGGATGATGTTGTAAAAGCCCTGACCAAAACAATGGCAGGCTTTGGCGGTGAAATTAAAAGCGCTGCACAGGCTAGTGATCTGCTCTTTTCCATTGAGAAGGCAGGTCAAACCAGTTTTGCGGAACTGGTGCCTGTGATGGGCGACCTTTCTACATTGTCCCATGCCTTGGGGCTGAATACTTCCGAACTTGGTGGCGCACTTGCCCACGTTACCCAGACAGCAGGAAGCACTGCGCAGGCTGCCACACAGTACAAAGCCGTGCTCATGGGCTTGTACAAGCCGACTGAGAACATGCAAAAGCTGCTCAGCAAAATGGGCTATGCCTCCGGTAAAGCGCTGGTGGCAGACAAAGGCTTTGTTGGTGCGCTGCGTGCCGTTAAAGAAGAGTCTGAAAAGTCCAACATTGCGCTTGGCAAAGTGTTTGAAAGCTCTGAAGCACTTATTGCCCTGAACGCGCTGTTCTCCAATTCCTTCCAGACGCTTGAAAAGAATATTTCCGCAGTGGAACAAGGTGTTGGCGGCAGTAATGCTGCGTGGCAGCGCTGGCTTACCACTTCTCAGGCAATGGAAGATGCTCTTAAGAATCAGCTTGCCAACACGCTGGTTGATTTAGGCACTGAGCTGCTCCCCACAATTAAAGACAGCATGAGTCAACTCACCACTTGGGTGGGCAACAACAGGACTGAGGTTATCGGCTGGGGTGAAGATGTAAGCGTGGTTCTTACTTCCGTTGTGACGCATACGGGAGACATTTTAAGTATCTTCCATTCGCTTCCGGACTGGATGAAAGAATCCACCGGCATGGGTTTAATCGGCGGTATGCTGTTTGGCCCAAAAGGCGCAGCCGTTGCAATGCTGCTTGCCACTACCGTGGATGCTGCGGACAAGTTTTCCAAAGGGCATGCAGCCTACAAAGACGGCACAATCTCCTTTGGTGAATGGGCTGGCTCTGATGACAAGGAACTGGCTGCACTGGTTGCAGAACGCAAAAGCCTTCAGGGACAGATTCAGCAGTTGGAGATTGAACGGGAGAAATACCGCAAGTTCAGCAACAGCTCCTATTACAGAAATGATCAGGACATGCTGCAGGGCAAGATTTCCGAGATCACAAAGAAGATTGATGCGCTCAAATTACAGCAGGAAGAACAGCGGCTGGCACTGGCTGCCAAGCAGTATGAGAAATTGCAGCCAGTGAAAAAGAAGCCCGATGCCATAACTGGGGGCAGCAGCGCAACACCTAAAGGCACCAAGGATAATCCTGTAAATGTCGCTCTTGCCGGAGCTGAAAACCTTTGGTCAAAGCTGAACATTCCGAGCAATTCTTCTTACGCTTATGACCTGAACAATATGGATTCTGTCCTTTCTGACCGTGACGCTGCAATGGATAGAGCCTTTGAGCAGGCGGCAAAACGTCAGGCAAGAGCCATTGCCAACGCGCATAAAAAAGCAGCCAAGGAAGCTGCTGCAGCGTGGGATGACAGCACAGGCTCCATGCAGCAGGTAAGCGAAACCGTTGCTTCCACCGTGGGCGATGCAATGGGTGAAATGGCGCGTGGTGCAGAGGTGAATTTTGAAAACATGGCGAACTCCATCATCCGTTCGCTTATGCGTATTTATGTGACACAACCGTTGATTGACGGGCTTGGCGGGCTGTTTGACTCGTTCATGAAGTCTGGAGGCGGTAACAATGTAGGCGGCGTTCTTGGTTCTTCCACCGGAACAGGTGGCGGCTACAACATGGGCAACAGTCTTGTGACAGGACTGCATACAGGCGGGCTTGTGGGGCAGTCTTCCACCTTTACCCGCAGTGTTCCCATGTCTCTTTTCTCCGGAGCCGATCGCTACCATTCCGGCGGTATGGTGCTTCGCCCCGGAGAAGTTCCCATAATTGCCGAAGTAGGCGAACGGGTTCTTACCCGCGAACAGAATGCAAGCTACGAGCGCATGCGTAATTCTGCCCCTGCTGCCCCGCAGATCAACATTCACATTACCAACGAAGACGGCGTGAAGTCTGAAGTGAGCCAAGAAGAATCCTTCTTTGATGGCGAACGCTGGGTGTGTGACATGTGGATGCGCGGCTACAAAAACAACACAAACGGCATGCGCGATAGCTTGGGAGGTAACAGGTAACGCTGCCTCCCATCAGTATTGACTAGTTATTAAGGGACAATTTCACCGTTACCGGCAAAAAACGCATAAGAGCACTGCCCTGAATTTAGCCCCGCTGATGAAGCCGCATTGCGGACGTTATTATGTGTAATCTCTTTCATTTGCTCAATGGATGTCGTTTCAAAATATCCATACCAAGTCGTTGTAACAGCATCGAGCTTTTTCCAGTGACGACTTTCAAGAGCTTGATAGAAACGGTCTCGTTGGTCATCAAAAATGCCATTTAAGTCAACAGTTAGCATTACATAATTATTACTCATTTTTTTATTCCTTGGTTAAATGGTTTGTTTCTGCATTACCTAAATGGTTGATTGTAAGTCATCGAAAAATAAACATTTTATAAAAATATTATTTAGAAAAACAAATTACTGGATATTGCAATGAAAAACTGGCCTGACATTCCGTTCCCCTCAACGTGTCCTTCCGGTGTTCGTGATCCGCTGCTCGAAGATGAATTCCAAAGCGGTGATGATGCTGCAAGACCACAGTTTGCTGCGCCGCGTTGCATGCCCGTGACTCTTACGTGGAACTGGATGCATAAGACGCACCTTGCAACGCTTCGGGCGTTTCAAAAATACCACAGAGCAAAGCTGTTTTTATGGACAGATCCTTTTACCGGAGAATTATGGGAAGCCCGTTTTTCCGGTGAAGAGCCTATCAAGTGGAGTCCAATTGCTAAGCTCCCCGACTATGCGCAGGTGACAGTTGTCATTAAAGCCGTGAACGAGGTGACGTGATGCCGAGTTTATCCCAGTGCATTGAACGCAACCGTACACACTCTGAACACAGCTATGTATTGCTTGCCAAACTCACGCTTCCGGACGGTGAAGAAATTCGCCTTGCCCGTAATCCGCATTCTCTTGTGTATCCCGAAAACAAAGGCGTGCAGCAAACTGTCAGCGTGGCAGGAGACGTGCTGAGCATCACTAATACCGATGCTGACTATGTGGCTGTGTCCATCACCGGAGAATTTACCGGATCAATTCTTTTTCAGCAGCTGCAAGGCGGTACATGGCACACCGTGGAAACGTTTCTTGCGGCTGCTTCCAGCACATACGCTGCGCTGCCCAACACCCAGTACCGGATTTACGCTGCCACTCTTGAGGCAGGCAAACCCTTTTGCGCGTTGGCAGAACATGGCGGCCTGTGGCAAGCGCTGGACTTTTTACCGGGGGATATTGAGGAGTCGGATTCGTACGAGACTCGCGGTTTGTCCCTCTCCATAGGTAACGGCGGCGGTATTATGCAACCGTATCTGGAGCAGCTTGATGCATGGCGCAAACAGCACGGCAACGAGTTTGTCAAAGTGCAGCTCCTAGTGGTGAACACAGGGTTGCTTGATGATCCCGAGCCTGTGGGCGAATGGCATTTTGTGGACGACGGCATAAGCCTGCCCGCGCCGATGGATAAATGCGAAATCAAACTCGGCATTGATGATGCGGGCACAGCGCCCATTCCTGCCCGTTCCATAAATCGCGACTTCTGCCACTGGCGTACCTCAACTCAGTGTCCATTTTACGCTGTGTGCAACCACACTCTTGCCATGTGCAGAACAGACTACAACCGCAGTGAGTACATAGGGGCATTCCCCACTGTGGAGCAGGGAGGCATATATGGATAGCGGTCTGCGCATGTTGTGTAACAGTCGGTATGTTCCTGCAGGACGTGGTGAACTTGATATCCACGGCATTCACCAGTTCGACTGCTGGGGCTTTGTTATGGCTGTTTTCGACTATGGCTATTGCGATGGCAGAACCTACGCTGCACCAGATGGGCGCAACGTTACTACACCAAACATGAGGGCGCGCTTCCCAGTCGGAGCAGGCAGTAACGGTGCAGGCAGAGGTAATGTCGGTGGGGCAACTCATGTCACACAGAGTAATGCCCAAATGAAAAGCCATAACCATGGCCTGCGTCATGAAACAGGATACGGCACAAACCCCAGTTATGTGGATTTAGTTGAAACATTCAATGCAGGTACAAACTATTCGTTGATTACAAGTACTGGTGGTTCATCCGCAATGGAAAACCGCCCGCCGTATATGGAAATTCCGTTCATCATGTATCTTTAGGAGATTACAATGCAGGTAACAGTTATCGTGCCCGATAAATGCATCATTGTTGATGGTCATGCCTTTGAACCAATTGAATTTGCATACGATGAAGGTGTGCACGCCATTCAGTGGAACGGCGTAAACGGACATATAGAATTTCTTACCGTTGATGGTGGTGTAATGACCTCTCCGGTTTCTGAACTTGAATTACAACCCTATGTACAAGCATGGCAGGCAGAAAAAGATCGTTTAGAAGCGGAAATTACACCGCCACAGCCACCAACATTGGAGCAGGTAAAGGCAGCCAAGCAGGCAGAGATCCGTGATGCCCACAATGCATTCTTAATGGCGCACGGCGTGGAATATTCAGAAATGGAGCGGCAGACGTGGGACACACAACGCGAAGAAGCAAGAGCGCTTCTTGCAGATCCGCAGGCAGCAGCTCCTCTTGTTCGTGCGATCGCCAGTGCCAGAAACATGGATGTGCTTGAACTTGCACAGCGCATTGAAAACAACACACAGGCATGGTCTGTCCTTGCAGGACACACCACAGGGCAGCGCTTGGCGTTTCAGGATGCGTTGGAAGCGTGCACGACCATAGAAGCGGTTGAGGCAATTGCAGTGACCTTTACGAATCCGGAGTAAGTTATGAAGTTACTCGCACCCGCAACTTACCTAGAAGCGCCTGAAGAACTGAAGCAGCAAATTTGTAACGGCTGCGGCCCAGAAGGCTTGATCGGTAAACTTGTTCCGGGACACTTACTCGGAGCAAACATTGCCAGCGCCTGCAATATCCACGACTGGATGTATCAGGAAGGTGAAGACAAACAAAAAGCAGATCTCTATTTCCTCGCCAACATGATCTGCCTGTGCGCCCAAAAGAGTAAGCTGCTGTTGCCAGTACGTGCGCTGTTAGCTGTGCACTTCTACTTGGCTGTTCATTATGGTGGGGAAGAGTATTTTGCTGTGGATGAGGCTGCATAAGTAATGCCCCGCGCCTATTAGCACGGGGCATCTACAAGTAACGAGGAACAGGCAGGGGCGTATCACCCGCCCCTACCGATACGATGCGGACACATCGTATCACGACCCAACTAGTGCGGTAACACTAGTCGAGTTAACGCTGCTCCATGTACCTGATCAGGTTTTACGGTAATAGCAGCGTTACGTGGGCAAGGTAAAGGCTTGAAACAATGAAGAGTCCATTAAAATGGTTAGGCGGTAAGTCTAGACTGGCTCCTGAAATCGTAAAACGCATCCCTCCACATCAAGCATACTGCGAAGTTTTCGCCGGAGCTGGGTGGGTGTTCTTCCACAAACCGCAAAGCCGAATTGAAGTCCTCAATGACATCAACGGCGATTTAATCTCGTTCTATCGTATCCTGCAAAACCATCTGGAAGAATTCTGCCGGCAGTTCAAATGGCTACTCTCAAGCCGTGAGTTTTTCGATAACTTCAAAAGGCAGCAGGAAGCCGGCGGGCTAACAGACATCCAACGTGCAGCCCGCTTCTACTATCTGCAACGCCACGCATTTGGTGGCAAAGTCACTGGCCAAACCTTTGGCGTGAGCAAAGAATCCCCTCCCCCGATTAACCTCGTGCGCCTTGAAACAGAGCTTTCCGAAGTTCATTTCAGGCTCTCTGGCGTCACCATTGAAAATCTCAGCTGGGAAAAGTTCATCCCTAAATACGACTCGCCCAATATGTTCTTCTACCTAGATCCACCCTATTATGGGACAGAACACTTTTACGGACGTAACTGTTTTAAGCGAGAAGATTTTCTCAAAATGGCTAAGACACTTGAAAAGGTGCAGGGGAAATTCCTGCTGTCATTAAATGACTGCCCAGAAGTACGTAAGATTTTCTCTAGCTTTTTTATCGAAGCAACATCCACGATGTACTCCTGTGCAAGAGAAGGAAACGAAAAGGTGAATGAGGTGTTTATTACAAACTATGAAAGACAACCGGAAGGATTGTTGGGCTTGTGTGGGTAGCATTTTACTTTTATTAAACTTATACACCTTTTCACATTTCCAATTCACACACCACATCTCAAAAGGATTGCTATGCTACCGAAAATGCTCTTCATTAATATTGGCTGGATGGAAAAATATAATGAGCCTGAAGCAGGAGGTACAATAGGCAACCATGCTTACCTGAGAAAAAACAAAACAGGATTTGAATGCTACAACTTCCATCCTATTGATGGGTATTGTTATGGCTATATACCGGGTAAACGTTTCCCCAATATTACCAACTTGGGTGCAAACCGAAATGCAGAAAGCATAGATGACATTCTCGTTGTTTGGATGGCCAGAAATCCCGAAACAAACAGTACTTGCATTGTGGGATGGTATCAGAATGCTACTGTCTACAACTCACAACAGATTTTTCCTGTCTTTCCACAGGGTGATGCAAAATCTATCTGGAATTACGGAGTAAAGGCAGCCTCACATGACACCAAACTTATTGATCCTACGGAACGTACATATGTAATTCCGACCTATCGAGATGAAGAAGGCGGCTATGGACAGAGCCCTTTGTGGTACGCCTCTAAGCGTCCAGACATCAAAGAAAGTGTATTCAACTACATACAAAAACAAATGTCTGGTTACCCTATTAAATCCCATTCATGGACTGTCTTGTCTGAAACCATTGCAGAAAAGAAGCTAGACCACTCTGCGTTTGAACATAACGGTACAGGTATTCCAAAAGAAATCGTTTTCTTTTTTGATTACTCACCTAAAAAAGGAAATATTGATGTAACTATTAACTACAACAGCCAAGAATACTCTGCCCACTTTGCACCAGATCCAAAAGGAAGAACCCGCCTCTCATGGCGTACTGACTTCAAAAACTGCCTTCTTTCATTCTTTCCAGAAAAAAAGCATTCCAATGGAAAAATGAGACTAATAAAGTCTGGAGCTAACACCTACAATGTGGAACTTGTACAGCCGAAATTTAAATCAATTGCAGAGGCGGTTAATGATGGGCAAGGAAACGATGAAAGCGAACTGGAAGTAGTTGCTCCCCATCTTGAAAAAAAGACACATTCACTTCATCGAAGGATAGACAGAAACTCTAAACTTATCAGAGAGGTAAAGCGCCATAAAGAGGCCCGATGCGAAGCATGTGGTATGTCTTTTACGGATGTTTACGGCTCTATTGGCGAGGGCTTTATTGAAGCACACCACCTCATTCCCCTCTCAAAGTTAGAAGCAAATATGTTGAAAGAATACGACCCGATAAAAGACTTTGCTGTACTATGCTCAAATTGCCACAGAATGATCCATAAACTGAAGAATCCCGCTGACGTAGAAAGTTTGCGTAAACTTCTTAAAGAAAACGCCAGCTAATCAGAATCTGTTCAATCCAAGCGTTGCACTCTACCGAATGCAGCGCTTTTTTGCATTCTGTGGTATCTTCGCAAAATGATCAGGCGCAACCTATATGACCCCATAAAATATCTACGAGAAAGAGGCGTGACAGTACGTCTTGGCCTACTCCAAGATGGGAAAAGAGAACTTAAGTTGCAGTTCGACTCCGGTCGCTACTGGACTCCACCGCTCGTACTCGCCATGAATCGTCTTGTGCAACAAAGCGAAAAGCTAATTCGCATGCAACTAAACGTAGAGAAAGGAATACCGCCACGCCCAGTTGCCTATCTGTTGTCTAGAGAATTAATAGCTATAGAACAACATAACGGGGAATGGCGGTATGTAATTACCCAAACTGGGAAAAGATGGCTAACAATTTAGACTAAGATAGAAAGACCGCTATTTTTCATATCTCTACACACCTTATGCTGTTTAAACAAAACGCTGAATCACCAAATATTTGTTTACTGGGAGGTCGTATATCTTTTTGTCAAATATAATCTTCTGACTGGAAACTGAAATTACTAGGTCCTTTATCCACTCTATCTCTTCAAAACTAAAACCATATCGTAACAACCACATTTCTTTATCATCATTAGTTCCAAATCGAATATAATTACTTAGAGTTGAAGCACGCAAGTCATCATAAACATCAAAATAAATATCAAGAGCTGCACACAAAGGATCTGCCAAAGAGATTGAAATCACCTTATCGAGATAATCGTACGTATCATAAACAATAATATCATAGCTTACATCTAGAACAGATGTGTTTTCTGGAAAGACCCCATGTGGGCGCAAACGCTTGTCTGGAATAGGCGCAGCTTTGGGGCTATATTGAGCTTTGAGAGCAGTGCGTCGAGACAGAGCTTCTTTATCGGATATCTCGCCCTGCGCATTGAGAGTGTTTATCTTCTGCCGTTCCTTTTTCTTGCTAAGGAAGGCATGTCTTAACGATACAACTTCACTAAAAGACTTCCCTTGTATTTGCCAAAGCAAAATGGGAATAGCTGCACTCAAAATGCTTTTCTCAGCACGCTTAAGTTCTTTATCCCTAAGATGTGCTGTATAAATACTACGAAAAGATTTTTTTATTTTCTCACGAACTGTTTTGTTCAGCTCATAGTATTCGCTACACAACAACAATCTTCCATCTAAAAATAACTTATCCAGAATATACTCTATTTCCTTAAAGACAGATGAGTCCCTCAATCTATCTGCCTGTACTTGTGGTAAATTCAACTCATCTGCAAAATCATTATCTTTAATAGCCTCTACAAGATCTCGATGGTCAGAAGGGATATTGTCTAGTGGTTCATCGAGCAAGGAGGTTGTTTTTATTTCAAATTGTTCTGTATATCTTTTTTTAAATGTTGGGACGTTTCGTTCTTCGATAATAGTAAAACCATAATCGAACTTACTTACCTCATTAGAAGTCCTGCCGGCCCGCCCTATTAGATTTTTGAGGGTTAAGGGCTTCATGTTAGAAAAATTATTAATCCATACAATATCAAATGGCATATTAATGCCTTGCCCAAGAGTTGATGTTGAAAAGCAAATTTTTGCGAATCCCCTCTTAATAAATATCTCCACAAGTAATCGTGCTTTCAGTGGCATTGACCCATGATGAATAACAATCCCCCGTTCCATCATTCCAATCATCAATGAATATTTGTCTGACCTTTCATTAGAAGCACCAATAAAACTTTTCAATTCTTGTGTAATGGCTATGGCTGAAGGGTCTGTGAGTTTGAAGCAACAAGATATGTATTCTGAAAACTTCTCATGAATTTCATTACTATAAATTAAATTTTTAGAGACATAGACCAATAATGTCCCGTTATTTCTTAAGGTTTCTTTAATTACATCTGTGGATATAGGATAAGGAGTGCTATTAGAATGAGGTGTAAAAAAATGAAAGATTCCATTTTTATGGGAAAGAAAAATCTTACCAACACTTTGCTGCTTATAAGTTCGGGCAGATGAGTTATTAAAAAATTTATGCTTCTCTAATTGTGCTTCTGGATTGTTTACAAACGGGTGAGCAAAAACTTTCTTTGCATTTGGAAGCGCCCTGTCGACACGTCTAACAAATGAGTCAAATCTCATCCCACGAATTTCTTCTTCAGAAATTTGAGCTTCATCAAAAAGAAAGAGCTCAATATTGAACTCATCAATTCGCTTGAAGAGCTCTACCCCCCTTTCCGGAGTTATTATAAAAACCCTTTGAGATGTCTTTTCAATGTTTATATTATCAATAAATTGTAACACCAAGGTGGTACTTTCTGTAATTGATATCACTTCATGATAATATTCCGCAATAAGTGCACGTGAGGGAACTACAATAACTATATCTTTATTCGTATTTCTAATTAAGTCTCTAAATAAATATGATTTTCCAGAGCTTGTTGGTGCTGAAAATGAAAAATATCTTTTACTTCTTATTGATCTTAAAGCACTAGCTTGAACTGGTGTAAATTTTGCCCCCATCTCAGATTCAATCGTCTCAGAATATATAGAATAAACCTGTTCCAAAATACTTTGAGGCTCGCAAGACTTATAAAATAGCCCCATTACATTAAGAATCTTGCTCTCATACTGTAAAAAAATATCTGAGTGAAAACGTTTATAGTACGCTAGTTGCTCAAGTAACTCTGGTGCTATTGGGCCATCAGTATGAATTTTTTGAATAGCAGAAGCAATATTCAACTCTATATTTTCACCGTCAATCCATGAGCTAAGCATCTACCTCTACCCCTATTAGATAAAGTTCCTTATGTTTACTCAGCTCGTTTGTAAATGTTGAGCCAACTGCATGCTTTAATACCAACTCAGGCTTTTTCGCATTTATTGAAAATGCAGCTATATATGCTTTAGAAAAGTTCGTAGCATTCGTAATTGCAGTGTTACTAACAAATGGTTTTAGAGTTCGTAATTCACTAATATCTTTTTTTTCTTCTATAAACCTAACTATCTGCTCTAACGCATCGTTATAAGGGCTCCCACTACCACTATACTTTGCTTCTCCAAACGCAATGTACCCTGTGTGACTTTCTGTGTGAAAATCAAACCCAGGATTTCCGGTTAATTTCTCTTTAATAATTTCTGCAAGAGGTACTGAAGTGTGTTCCAAGTAAGTTGTAAGAGTTTTTAAGGCAGTGTGAGAAACTAAATACTCTCCAAACTCCTCAGTTGGTTTATTAGAAACTTTTTGAAAAATATCAGTTACTAATTTTTCAATAGTTTTTTTAGCACGTGCCTCAAAAGACATTCTGTCAATAATATCTAGCTCATTAAGCCAGCAGCAATCATTGACTGTGTCTATCATTTCTGTTGCTTGTTTATTAATTTCTGAAACACGAACATGGGCTTTATAAACAGTGATATTTGGGCAAAGTTTATAATCCTGATTACAAATTTGCTCAAAATTAACGAGATGCACAGGTCTCTCACCTGCAATTATAGTCCGTATAAATTCATCTTGAGTTACCGTTATCAACCGCTTTTCTCTAACATTACCCTTTATATGTTGATAAGTAACACTTCCTGCATCCCGTTCTCTACCTTTGCCAGCAGGCGTAGCTGAAGTAGCCTCAATGACTTGTATCATCCAATCTGGTCGATTAACCATTTTAAACAGGTAACCGACTTTTACATTGAAAGAACTCCCCTGGGTCCACACCTGAACATATTTATCTTCTTTCTTTTTAACAGTGTACTTTATATCAAAGGCATCTCTAAAATGACGACCAACGACATACATCCATTCTAAATATAACTCATCGCTTTTTGGATAAAGAAGAGTCTCCGTACGCTTTCCAGAAGCAGAAGTAACCAATTGATCCAACAAAGTTATAGCTTTTTTCTCTGCAGCAACCACAACTAAACACCACCGAGAACTTTTTCCACCCAATGATCCTCTGTCATAATAACAAGACCACTTCGTTCCCTGTACTGCACAGCTTTTTCAATCTTACGCCCATAATTAGAATGTATCCAACTCTCTGTACATATTGAGCCAATAACAAGATAATCTAATTTCAGCGTAACCGACTTTAAAGGAATTCCTCCTCTTGCTTCTGTCGCTGCCCAGCACTCCTTTCGAGAGCCAAGAGCAAACGTTCCAGTGAAACAAAAGGTTTTATCTTCTATTTCAATGGAAGGCATTGGATTATTTACAGGCAAATTAGTGGGAACAGCATGTTTTGCAGCCATAAATGTAGGGTTACCTACATAATTAGTAAGCAACTCAAAAAGCTCAAGCTGCTCTGATTCATCAACTACCCCATCCTCAAAAACTTTCGTGATACGATCATGGAGAGTTTCAATAAACCAGTTTGCTGAGTATTCTTTTCTTGATGTTAACCATTCTAAAAGAAACCTTGCCTCTTCTTCAACGACTTTTCCATCAGCGAGGATTCCCTTACAAATACCAACCAACTCATCCGAGTTTCTATCTTCAACCAAATCAGAATCAAACAGCATCCGTCGTGCTTCAGAACTCATTCAAAGCCCCCGTTACTTACAATACTGCAAGTAAGCCCACACTTGTCGTCCGCTCCCCCGAGCTGGCACCACATGCGACAACCTGAGCCTCTAATTATAAAATTCACGCCAAACTTTGATCATTTTCATGAAAAAACGAAAAAAATTGACCTTAACCATAGTGTGTATCTCAAAATATTTTACTTATTGCTTAGCCTACTTTCTTCTGCTTCTTTACCAGCTCGTACTCTTCAAGCCAGATATCCCATTCTTCATCAAACCAGTACTCAATAGCACCAACAAGGGGTTTGAGATTAGGCGGAAGATCTTTGCTAACTCCTTGAAGGCGATTAAATTTGATATAGAAATCATCAATTGTTCCTTCTTGCCAGTTTGCACGAAGGTTAATGATTAGGCTAAATTCTACGCCATGACATTCACCAAAAACTCGGCGTTTATGCTTTTCAGGCTTACCGTAACGAATTGTTTTGATGCTTCCATCTGGCAATTCATCTGGAATATTCAAAAGGCTCCGAACAATAACGTCACTGTCAGGCGGAGTTCCCCATGAGTTCCAGACGTATGATTCAACGTTATATCCGTAACGCTTTTTACCAGTCGCTACACTCAGCCACGGGTATTCACCCTCGGTAGCTACCGCAACCCCGCTTGGAGTCTTTATTATCTGGGGATCAGAACTAAGAGGAAAACCACATCCTGCGCTTTCACAAGCTTCTAGTAGCGCCTGCTGGTGAATGTTGTAATGAGGAAGAGTCAACTTATCCGTTACTGAGATCATGTGCTTACACAAACGGCGTGGATCATCTTTTGAAAAACTCTTTCGACGTTTTTTAAAGTCAGGACACGAACAAGTTAGATCCCGTGGATGAACATCGTAATTTTGACCTGAGGTAAAGCTTGGAATTACTAAGACACGCTTTACATTAAAGCACAGGAAAAAAAGAACTACCCCTCCGATTAACAATAACCAAAGCATTCGATCCTCCCCTTTCTTACTGTCTCCACCCGCAGCACCTAGCCCTTCCAAATTTGCAGCGAGCGCACCGCAAAGACAATACTGCGTTACAAGACCTTTCAAATTTATGAGAACTCAAATCTTCGTAGCTTCAAAAAATTTATCAACTACTCTACAGCTTACCAGCCTAGCTAGTCTCTTTCTCTTTTTTCACTCCGTATTCAATTGCTTCTATCAAAGGCTTCAGACGTGGCGAAAGCTCTTTGCCAAGCCCTTGAATGCAATTCAATCTTATATAGTCATCTGCAATTATCACTTCCTGCCAGTTCTCCTGAAAAAAATGACAAGTTGAAACAGGTTGGCAAATGAACTGCAATATTCCCGGCTCCAACTTGTCACTTCAGATAATTATATTACACTGCTTTTCTATTCACCATCTGGCGCTAGTTCAAATTGCACAGAATAAGCATTCAGTAATGTAGCAAGATCAAAAGAGTTATCTACGCGGTAACAATCTAAAATACCGCTTAGATCATAGACCAATACAACCCATGAATTCTTGGATTGATGCTTCATTACCTTGATCTCAAATAACGTTTGTTCGTAATTTAAAACCTCAAGATAATCTTTCTCCAATAAATCTTTACGGAAATCTTTTGAATATCCATCTAGATCTAGTGAGGTGGCATAAGTAGATTCTGCTTTACCATTTTCAAATAAATAAAACATATAAGCCTCTACTGTCTCCACCTGCAGCACCTAGCCCTCCCTAGTTTGCAGCGGGCGCGTGGGCAGGGACATACGTTAAAGTTTAACTTCGTTTTATACTCCGATCGCGATCATTCGCGAATGCCGGAGTATGCAACTTCTCTTCTACCTCTGTGTGTGGCTCATTCTGTGAGTCTAAAATTTTCATAATAGCCTGCTGGATAACTTCCGGCGAAGCTCCTGCCTGATTCAAAAGGTCTACCGCTACCTTCATTCGTTGAGCTATTGGATCGGAAATAGGCAAAACTTTACTCAGCGCTTCGGGCTGCTCATCTATTTCTTCGCCAAGAAACATTTCCCCTCGTCCTGTGAGCAACCATTCGATATTTACACAAATTTTTTCCCTTAAATTATATAAGGAAATTGGTTTCAAACTTGAAGCTCCAGACAAAACACTTCTAGTAGTCTTATCTGTTATTTCAATAAGTTCTGAAAACTCTTTAATTGTATAGCGCTTAACGTCAACAAGCTCTTTGAGTCTGTCAACGAATGCATCATTGTCAAATTTTTCCATATTATCTCAAATTTTTACTTTACCGACGGTAATTTTTTGAATACATCTACTCTAAAGAAAGAAAAAAACACCAATAAACAAAAACACCTAATATGAACCGAGGTGAATAATGACAAATTTAACCTTAATTCCTGAATTAATATCGGATTTAACTCGCGCTGAAAAGCTTGAAATTTACATGCGGCGAAGAAAAATTACCTTTTCGCATATTGCAAAATCTATCGGTGTCACGACGACATCTGCCCGCCGAATGCTCCTCAACGTCTCTATTCCAACATGGCGATTCAATCAGCTCCTTGCCGCCGGCATTCCAGAAGAGCTGCTCCCCCCTGCCCGTGATGTTGCACCGGGAAGAAAGCCTAAGTCGCAATCCAAAACAAATGAAACCGACCCTAATACTCTGGGGCAGGCTGCATAACCATCACGCCTCCTGCCCTGCGTAACGATGCATACTATGATGCCAAGTCGTTACTTTAAGTGCCAATGTGTCATTTTTTGGAGAAAACATATGAAGAACCTACAGTATCTCACCTTTGCAAGCGCGTTAGATCTCTCACTTGGTGAAAGCAAGTTATGCAGAGAAGGCGTAGGCAATGCTATGGGCTGGAGCGCCAGCAAAACTAGCCGCATCTTCAATGCTGAAGACAACTATTACCCCACCATGCCGTCTATTCCGCGTCTTTGCACTGTGCTTGGAAACGACGTGATCTTGGACTGGCTACGGATCAATACCAACGAATTACGACTGGGCAAGCACGACTGCGCTCCAAAATTATCACAATTGGAGTTGCTTCAGTTGCTTAGCGAAATAAGCAAGGAGGTTGGTGACGTTAACAGAGAAATCAATAAAGCCCTCTCAAACGACAACACAGTCGACAAATCGGAAAGTAAACGCATCATACGCGAAGCCTACGATGTTTTATCCCGCTATCGTGAATTAATTGCAGCCATGCGGGCGATCTAGGAGGAAACAACATGATCAACCCATCCGTAATAATCCGACGTAAACTTGAATGTGTCCGTAATTCTGCTGATGTGCTGTCAAAGCAGGATGGAATTACAGCAGAGGACAGGCTGAACATCAGCAACATCCACCGCATGATCTATCAAATAGATGAGCGGCATCGGAACAATCTCAAACTCAACGGACATGCCGTTATCCCGCTGCGCCGTACAGCACTGGCTGCGGACTGCCTAACGCCTGCCGAGCGTGTTGCACTTGCAAACCGCGTTCGTAACAACGGCAATCATGATCCCGCTGCGTAGCGACCAACATTCCAGCAGACCAACACCTGAAAACAGGACAGACACATAAGCAGCCTAGCGCGCATACAGAAACGTTAACCGCTCGAAATAGAGCAAGGAAAGGTATCTATATGTCCAGAAGCGTTAAAGAAAAAATTACTTGCTGCAACTGCCACAAGCGCAGAGTAAGTGCCGGCTATAGCCTTTGCAAAGCCTGTTATAGAAAATTCATGAACGGTGACTTCCACCACCCACTCGGCATGTCTGTTGTCAGACGCGGCTACAGCCTCAATCCCCCCGTTTCCACCGTCAAAGAAGACTCTGATGTATCTATTCTATGCGATCACAATCCGCATGGGCTGCCGTTCTATGTTGAGGAACATCCGGCAGACCCTGATCGTGACCCATTTGAATGGTGGGATGCAGCCTAACTGTACATCAAATAAATTTTTTTAAAGCCTTAAAAGGCGTAACCCTCAAACATTCGTGGAGAGAATTATGCGGAAACCTAATTGGGAACGTGATCTTACTGAAGATGAAAAGTTATTCTTAGAACACATGGTTGATGGGCTGCCGAATTACATTGCCCGCCAAAAAGTAGATCTGTTCTTAGGTGGCTGGTTTGAAGGCAAGACTCTTTGCAATGCAGACAGCAGTGGTGATGGCCCGCGCTACCTTATTAAAGGAGGGCACAGAGTTCTGTATGAAACGCGGGAGCTTGTAGAATGGGCAATTCGCTACTTTGGAGTGCGTAAGGTGGAAAACAAATTAATCACCGTCCGTGCGCGGGCGGCATAAAGCCTCTACGGCTTCTTGAGTAGCGTCCGGTAATAAGTGTGCATAGCGTTGCGTCATGGTGAGCGTTTTGTGACGCATGAGCTTACGGATTCGATTCAGATCCACACCGTTCATCGCCATCCAACTTGCAAACGTATGGCGCAAGCTATGAAACACGATACGCTGCAAATTGGTTGTAGCATCTTCATTCAACCCCAAGTCATTCACCACATCGGAGAAAGCATGAGAAATATCCCTCACCGCCCCCTTCCTCGGTTTAATCACTTGTCGCTGCTGCTTGCTGCGAAGCTTATTGCGACGCGAAAGCATCTCGCGAACAATGGAGTTCATAGGAACAGAGCCTCCCGGCTTCCTGTCCTTCTCGTTTTTAATATTGATAACACCGGCGAAAAAGTTCACATCGCCCCACTCAAGGCGCTGGACTTCACCAAGACGCAAGCCGGCATACAGGGCGAGTATCACACTATCATGAACGTCCTGCCAACTGGCGGCATGTATCTCATTCAAAGCTTTATCACGGCGGGCAAGGCATTCAACAAGAATGCTGCCTGCCTCATCATAAGAAAGGAAGCGTTCGCGCCTGTTGGTGACGATAGGCATAGTTACGCGCACCATCGGAGATTCACCAGTAAAGACGGGAACACCTTCTACGGAAGTTACCGATGCAACGTTGTAGACTCTACGAATAACAGCAAGCACATGCTTAACCGTAGCATCGCTCAATTCATCATCGTACAAAGAATCACGCAGATGCTCGATGCGGTCTGCAGTAATCATATCGAGAGGCAGATCCCCGAGCACAGGAAGAATGCGCTTTGCACGCAGAACATCATCCCGCCAAGTACGTTTGCGCTTTTGCGCCTTTGGTACGTAGTGCTCTTCAAAGAACTCACGGAAGGTAAAGCGCGTTGCTTCTTCCCTGACACGGGCATCTTCTTCGAGCTGCCGGCGCTCGGCTTCATGCTCTCTGGCTTCAGCAAAAGTCGTAGGCAGAACACCCTGTCTATAGTTCTGCTGAAGATTTCCAATAGCAGCACTGGCTTTGGCAACGTTCCACCCTTCAGAAGCCCAACCAATAGCCTCAGACAACTCTTTGCCCAGCCTATACCAGCGAACAACAAAGTATCTGTCCGGTCTTCCGTTGCACTTCCGTGTAGGGTGTTCTCGGTACTGAAGACCGCGAACGTTTGGCACCTTCATGTACTTGCTCATTGGTACGGTATAGGTACGGTTTTGCGAACGGTCAACGTACTTTTGGGGTTATTCCCTAAATCACAACATACTGTTTTTATTACAAAAGGAATTTTAAGGAAAAATATTTTTCTCATTTTTATGATTCAAAATCCGCCAGCTTTACAGCTGTGGGAGTTCAAGTCTCCCTCTCGGTACCATGTGCAAATTCAAGGGTTTACGTACTGTCTCTATGACGGGTCGTAATCCCTTTTTTGCGTTGTATGGAATGACTTCCCCCGTTATTCCCCCGCTTTTGGTTTCGCTTCCGTCATTTCTTTCCCTTTTCTCTTTAACCAGTATCCCAAAAAAAGACGCCGCGTTAGCGGCCTCCTATCCTACTGCCGCGAATGCGTGCAGCCAAGGAAGGGCAGGACTTGTCCTTCCCCACCCGACTCCCCCTTTCCTCTTTCCCCCGGAAAACTCAAGAAGGTCTAAAGGACACGGTTGTTTTAGTCAGTACACACCAGACAACCATAGGTTCTTTCCAGCCTCCCAACTCACAGGGGTCAGTGTAGGCGCGTTGCGTTTATGGATGCGATGTTCGAAAAAAAGTGAAAATCTGAAAATCGTGCAAAATCAGCACGCATCTGATCAGTTTAGCCGCCGGCAGTTTGTGTGGAGATTTGTTTCACGCAGATTTACCGCATCAATCGCAATTTGCCTGCATCACTATCAGCAGAAACTCTACGCTATTTCTTTGCACTGGCAATGTGTCCCATCCCAATTTGATCATATGTTGGAGGTGGCATCATGAGCCGTGCGAAAAAGCCTGCCCAACAAAAAAAGCATCAAAAACAGCAAGCAGCCATACCTCCAGTACAAAATGATGCCTCTACTCATGCTGCGCAAAATCTGACCCCCGTTGAAGTTGCCGAACTCAGTTCTGCTGAGCTGCGTGCTCTAATCCAAGCACAGGTGAAGGAGGAGCGCCAACAGGTTTGGGAACAAACCAAGGCAAACTACCCAAATAAAGAAAATGCTCCAAAACGATTATGTGATGATCTTGAGGAAGCACCTCCGACAGTCATGGTCTGGAAAGTTATGCACGTTCCTGAAAAACGCGGACCACGCATTGACCGGCTTATGGAAGCTATTCACCGCCAGCAGCTTGGTGATGCCGAACTGCTCATAGATTTGATTAAAGACAAGTTTTGCTACGACCACAAACGCAAACAGTTCATGAGGTTTGTTTACTCGCACTGGGAGGATGATGTGAAAAAACAGCACCGGAAAGAAATTGTGAACATGGCAGATTACTTCGATCGCGGAAGCAAGTATCAACGCGACAAATCGCAGGAAGTACAGAAAAAGATTGAGCAGATCACAGCCCAAATAGAGGAAGCAAAAGCTCAAGACGAAGAGCCGAAAGAATCCGATCAAATTGCTCTTAAAGATAAAAAGGATGAGCGCTCTTGGCTGCGCAAAAGCAAAAATGCTCTTGATGAACGCGCGGCAAAGCTTCGTAACGACACACGCACTGCCGGCATCATCAGAATGGCGACCAGTGGCGAAGACACATTAGGAATGGACGGCTCGGAGTGGGATAAAGAACACACGCTGCTGCCCTGCGCAAACGGCATTATAGACTTGAAAACAGGTCACCTTTTACCGCCAGATCCCAAGTATAAGATGCGGCATGCATCAGAGTATGAATATCTTGGGCTTCATGTGGAGGCACCGTTCTGGACAGATTTTCTACATAAAATTTTCTGCGGCAATCTGGAGCTGCTTGAATATTTTGAACGTGTCGTTGGCTACGCTGTTACCGGACTGGACAGCCATAAAGAAATCTACATTGCGTACGGCCCAAGTGCGGATAACGGCAAGTCGAGTTTGTTTGATACCATTATGAACGTGATCGGCGGATATGCCTCGGTTCTCAATGACAGCGTGCTGCTGCAAACCGGAAAAAAAGCAAGCGGGCCAGATCCTGAACTTCTTGTTCTGGATGGGCTGCGCATGGCGGTTGCTTCTGAGCCGGCACAGGGGCAAAAGTTCAACAAGGAAAACATCAAGCAGATCACGGGGTCTGACCGCATCCGTGCCCGTGGGCTGTACACCGACACGATTGAATTTAAGCCCCGATGCAAGCTTTTCATTCACACGAACTTCATACCGCAGGTTAACGGGGCAGACCGTGCATTCTTTAACCGCCTGCGCCTTATTCCGTTCAATGCGCGCTTCACTAACGACCCGAACGAGGTTGATGAGTCCAAGCACATTTATCCCGCCATGCCTCGTAACATGGTTGATGAAAAACTTGCAGAAGAGGCACCCGGAATACTCTCTTGGATTGTTCGATGCGCTCGAAAATTCCTCTCTGATCTTTTGCTTATCCCACCCTTAATAATGGTGCATGAGCTCGAAACTTATATGGAAGATAACGACCCAGTTGGGGGGTGGTTGAATGACTGGTGTCTTACTGATTCTGAAGACTCAAAAACACGTACTCAAGCTAAAATTCTATATGAATCCTTTGTTTGTTACTGCAAAGAAGAGAGGAACATTGATGAGAAATTTATCATTAGTTCCCGCAAGTTTGGCGACCAAATGCAACAGAAATTCACCCGTATAAAAACCAATGTTTACCACTACGTGGGCGTGAGCATTAAGTCTGGATTTAGAGCAGATGAACGCCCCAATATTAGCAAGGCATAAAATCGACCTTTCGGCATATTTTGGGAACTTTTATCGACAATCGGGGGCGACAGTCTATCACCTCAACCCCCATTTTTTAATACTATTTTCCTTTCTTCTTCGACCTTTTCGACCTTCTTTAAGAAAGTCAGAGGATAAAAAAGAAATAAAGGTGAAAAAAAGCCTCAAAATACACCTTATGGTGACACAGTAACAAGAAAGTTTCCGCTCAAAGGTCGAGGACTTTCGTGTGCAAACATAAAAACCTTATGAATAGCGGACGTCCGACGGGTTTAGGTGCTGTTTTAAACGTCGATTAAGATCGTCTTGATAGTCGAAAAAATATTCGCTCAATACTTAGGCGGAGAGAGTTATGGGTTACGCTTTAGAATTTCTGAGCCGGCAAGAACGTGAACAAATTGCGCACGATCTTTTGCAGGGCTTTAATGAAAAATTATCGAATACAGACAAGCTGTCGTTCTATTGCCCGATGCATACGGAGGGAACGGCAGGAGGTGCCTTCTTCTATTATCCCGAACGGGATCTGGCTAAATGCTATTCCTGCGGGGGGACAACCGACTTAATCGGGGTGTTCAACATTGTGCACGGAAAAGAAACCGGAGATCCGGACGGCATGCGCGAGTTCATAAATAAATACGCACAGGGGCAAACCGGCATGCGCTCTGAAAAGAACCGTGCCCGCAACGGTGAATTTGAGCGCAAAGTCACGCTACAATCGGAAAACAAAGCCCCGGCTCAGTGGTCAGATCATGCTTTGAAATTCGCAAAGCATTGTAATGAAATTCTGTTGAATTCACCAGACTTGCTTGAACAGCTCTGGAACTGGGGCATTCAGCCGGAAACCGTGAAAGAGCAGCTTATTGGGTGGAATCCAGAGCAAACATTCCGCCCCTATTCTTCATGGGGGCTGCCGGCAGAAAAAAATGAAAACGGTCGGGAGCGGTGCATTATGCTTCCGGCAGGTTTTGTTTTTCCCTGCCTGCGTGATGGGGTTGTCACCCGCATGCAGATTCGCAGGGAAGACGGGCAGCCAAAGTACTACCAGATTAAAGGCGGCGGCACAGGCCCTGTGATCATCGGTAAACCGGACAGCCGCATTTATGTACTTGTTGAAACCATACGTGATGCCCAGCTGGCGCATCAGGAATTAAAAAAATACGGCGTAGCAGCTATGGCGCTTGGCGGTGCTTCCATTCGCCCTACTGAAGAACAGAACGAACTTCTCAACAAAGCAGATCTGATTCTTAACGCCCTCGATGCTGACCAAGCGGGAGCCGCTAACAGCTACCACTTTGAGCCTTGGAACAACGCCCGTTTTGCTTGGATGAACATGTACCCTAATGCAATTCGGTGGCCTGTGCCTAAGTCGTGCGGAAAGGATTTGGGCGATCTGGCTTTTACTCCGCTCTCCGTTGAAGCTTGGTTCCTTGCGGGTCTTCCTGACCATCTGTCGAAAAAAATTTCGATTAAGAAACCGCCAAAGGAAGAGGCAGAAAAAACAGTGTGCCAAGAAACAACAGAAGAAAAGCCGCAAGAACCGGAGCAGTCCGAGGATTCTGTAACAACGGAACCGTCTGCATTGCGTCCTGTTCCAAACCTTACACGCATCGTTCGTCCTCTGCCGCCACCGGAAAAGATACCGATTGAATTTTACAAAAGGCTTCACCAATACGCGCAACAACGGGGCGCACAACTCGTTATGGAACGTGGAAAACTGGCAATACTGTGGAAGCAAGGCGAGGACAAAAAATTAATCAACTGGGGCAAGCGTTCTCTGGAGGGGCAACCTGCAATGGTTGAATTACTGAAACGATATATGGAGGCAGCGTAGCATGGCAGGACGTATTTTTAAAAACCCGCACCAAGTGCATCAGTACCTCACAAAAGAATGCGGCTACCAATGTTCCGGTGGAAAAATACGCAAAGCCATTGAAGCGCGTAAAATTCGCACCCGCAGAGGCGGCGGTTTTACAAAAGCAGAGGTGGATACCTATGCCGTCAGCACGCTTGAAAAACTAATCACAGCAAAATCTGCAAAAGACGATTTTCCTGTGGCAGGTGACAGCCCTGCTCCTGAAGCAAAAACTAAAGCAGAAGCCAAACTGAAACAGGTGCAGGCTGAACGCGCCCAGTTCCTACTGGATAGAGAACGCGGAAAATATATTCCGACATCTGTCATGGAAGCTGAGCTGGGGCAGCGCGCAAAAGCGTTCAAACTCGGTCTTGAAAAGTTTGCCCCGGACAACGCTGTACTTATCGCAGAAATTTTCGGCGGTTCTGAGAGTTCAGCAAGAGAGCTTTGCCAACGCCTCGGTGCAGATCCGGAAGACGGCATCCCGCTTGTTATAGATTTTGCTCACTCACGAATCGAACATTTTACACGATTATGGCGCAAGCAGATTTTGCTTTTCTTGGATTCTTACGCCACCGGCTCTTGGTGGACAGATGAAATGCAGCAGTCATGGGAAAAGCTTATAGAAAGCGAGGTGGATGATGCAGCCTAGCCCAGTAACCTTCACAAGCAGTGAACAAGAATTCTTTGCCATGCCGGAAGCCATGCGCAGCTTTGACTGGATTCGCAAAAACGTGCGCGTTGTTGCAGGTCCATACAAAGGGCAGCTGTGGAACCCTGCTGTTTCCCCCAGCGCAGAAGAAATTCTCGATATTCTGGATGATGAACAGGTACGAAAACTGTTTATGATTGCGCCTTCCCAGTCAACAAAGACGACCATCATCATTACATGGCTGCTTGCCGCCCTTATGCGCAGACTGGACAACATCGGATACGGCCTTGCTGATGAAAGCTCTGTACGACGCATGTTCACTAAAACACTGCACGAGTACTTTCGCCTGTGCACTCCCATAAAGCGGAAGCTTAAGGGTACAGACGCCCTGCAAAACACTGAAATCCAGTTAACCGGCGGAGCTTCAATTATCGGCATGTGGTCTGGTTCCGATTCCCGTGCACGTTCTTTTTCCGCCCCCATCGTGGTTGTTGATGAGGAAGACAGCTATCAGGACAAATCTGCTGTACTTGCAATGGAAGAACGACCGGATGCATACGCAGGTTTAGGGCTTTCAAAAATCGCCAGACTATGCCGCCCGAAAGGAAATGAGGATGAATCCACAATCTGGATAGATGCCAATGCAGAGGCGGACGTATGGCTTGTGCGCGAGGCAGTATGCCCTGCCTGCCGCACTGCTCAAATCATGGAGCACCATAATATTGTTGCACTGGACGGCAGCACAGACCCGCAACGCATCCGCCGGGAAAAACTCGGTCGCTACAGATGCGAGGCCTGCGGCTACATGTGGACAGATCAGGCAAGAAACCAAGCTCTCATAAACGGCAGGCTTGTTCCCACTAAAGGCAAACGCCAAGGTGCAGTTGTTGTTGCTGTGCATATGCGCGCATGGGAATCCCCTCTTGTTTCCTTATCTGACATTCTCTGCCAGTGGTTCGAAGCACAGGGGCATCCTCGAAAATTACAGCGTTTCGACAACAACGTCTGCGCCAAGCCCTATCGGTTTGTGCAGCTTAAACAGAGTGAAACAGAGCTTGAGCGCTGTATTTCACAGCACCTGCCTGTGGGCATAGTTCCAGACTGGGCAAAAAGCCTGACTTTTGCTGCGGATATGCAGAAAGATCACTTCAAATATTCTGTGTGTGCTCATGGTCTGCCCCGTGCAGAACACATAGTTGATTATGGTGTTGTCCGCACTTTTGAGGAACTTCAGCAACTTATCTTTAACAGTCGCTACAAAACGCTTGAAGGACGTGAGCTTGGAATATGGCGCGCAGGAATAGATACCGGTGGCGGTAAAAATAAAGATGAGCAGACCACCAGAACCATGCAGGCATATTTATGGCTGCTGTCACTGCGCCCCGGCGTTGTTTTCGGCACAAAAGGCATGAGCCGCATCCGTGTTGGAGAGGCTGTCTACAACAAGGTACTGGATAAGTACCCGGACGGACGCGCCATTAGGGGCGGCTTGTCTCTGCATTTCATTGATACAGATTTGTTTAAGCGCGACTGCTTCTGGCGTTTAGCTGAAGGCTGGGAGGAAGAGCCGATAACTTTTCACTCCGACACCACAATGGAATACCTGAAAGAGATCTCCTCTGAAGAATTGGAACGCCAGAAAAACGGCAAAGAAGTGTGGGTGCGCAAACGCGCAAACCACTGGCTCGACTGCCTGACAACACACCTTGCCCTTGCTCATTGGCAATGGAAACCAAGCTTAAATGAACTTGCCAGCAGCATGCAGGTTGTAGATCCGGCAGAGGCCGCGAAAGAAGAAAAGAAAGAACAGCCTAAGAAGCAAAAAAATCCATTCACTGAAGACATGAGACTGTTTGGAGGCGGATATGAATAAAGCAATCGTTACCGCAGTAGTAACCCTCATTCAAAAAGCAGAAGAAGGCGTTAGTTATGGCGGGCGCGGCGCCATATGTCCAGCATGTGGCAGCCGCGCTCATGTTATTACGACAAGAAGGTGGAATAGTGGAATACGAGTTCGATATCATAAATGCCAAAACTCAAGTTGCCTACTCTCTGGGCTGGGAGTGACTATTAAAAGTGTGCAGGAGGACAATGGAGCCTAAGTTTATAACATCCATTATCTAGTCTGGGGAGATGCTAGCAATATTTTTTACCTGTATTGCTTTCCAAACTTTGTCGCTCCCTTTAGCTTTAACAAGCAAAAAAGAAGAACTTGTTGCAATCAGTTTATATGGATTATCTTGAATCATGGGCTGATTGTTATTCATATCAATTACAAAAAAAGAATTATCGCTTTTGAAGTTGGAAAAATCAATAAATGCATGGGTAATCCCCATTAAAAGGGAAAACAACATGACAATAACTAAAAATGTTAGATATCTTTTAAAAAATTCGATCTTCATTGCCATCACTATCACTAGTGCAGTAACGCTTGCTATACAAAAATCACCTAAAAAAGATTGATCTATCGTAAACAAAAAAACAGCAGAAATAGATAGAAAAACTGCCACTAAACACAGCCCAAACAACGGAATCTTTTTAAAAAAATAAGTGATCGTAAACGTACACAAAAAAAGCATAGCTGAAGGTAATACAAATGACAGTGCATACGCACTTACATATTCGGGCAAAGAAAAAAAATTGCTTGCTGCAATATTGAAACAACTTAAAAAAAACTGTCCATAACTATATGAAAAGATAAAAAAAGAAAGAGATAACATTGAAACAATGTGAATCAAATCCCCCAAAGCAAAGGATGGGATTTGAAAATTAACAACTCCAGTTGCACTTCTACCAGATTCAACATTCTCGTCGCACATTCTACAAAAAAATATTTTATCTTTAACTCTTGTGTGGCGATTTTCTTTTAAAAAAACAAATGGCTCTGTAGCAATTGTTTTTGCCCCAAGAAACTCCTTCCACTGTCCCCAAAAGTCATTTTCATCAGCACTCAAATCACACCTCAATAGTTTAATATAATTAAAAAATAATCTCATATTAGAACTATAATCAGATGTAAAGAAACTGGCTAACTATAACCCCATAGATAGCCAGTTAAAAAACGTGTCAAAACTACGCTACTATCAACCCTTTCTCTGGAAGCAACTCTCTCAATATATAGGTTCTGAGATAAGCTGCTGCTTGGTAAAAGCGATAGCAACTCTGACCCACTGCTTCTTCACAAAAATCACTTTCTTTTAACGCGTCGCGTTCATTATTCCATCCCTTATCACTATATTCTGGAATCCGCGCCTGTTGGTCTGTGAGTAAGCCTTTTTCGCAAGCCTTCTGCCACAACTCAATACGCCCATCCATCGGAGCTGGAGTTTTAAGGATCCGGCTTACTTCTTCCTCAATTTCTTCAAACCCCCTAGGTTCACCAGCACATAAATCAGGTCTGAGTGCTGCAAAGTTGCTAAAGAAGGCATGCAGCGACCGACAAGCATTAAGAAAAGATACTGGATTGTTATGTTCAATTCTTTCCTGATCTCTTTCCCGCACAAAACTCCAAACCAAATATGGCCTATCTGGGTAGGTACAAGCAGCACCATGGCCGAGCCCGCAAGACGCGGTTTCAGCTAGCCAACTACAGATGTTATCAACCATCTTGCACGATTTGATATTCTTCTCAAAAAAGGAATCTTTTTTGCCCTCAATATAAGAAAGAATATCTGTAGAAAGATTGTCATTCAAAATAGTAAGCTCATCATTTTCGATATTATTCCATCGAGAGCTGACCCCAGAAAAATCATAATGCGCGAAAGTATCAGCATATAAATGTGCTGCTGCGCCAATCAGCTCTGCTGCAAAAGCTTTATCGCTACGTGAAAGAGCATATTTTAAAACAGCCTGCGCATTTTCGCTGTTCTCCCGACAAATAAGTCTTTCAGTATAAGTATCGCCTTCATTACCCGGAAGAAAATGAAAAGGAACCCATACAGACCGTTGGTTATCTTTATCTAAATTTTCCCGATCTAAAGTATGGTGCGCTGTTGCCTCTGTCATAAATTTGCCGCCATCCTTGAACTCAACGGCGCTATCTGCGGCATTGTCATCTACGAACTGCGCAGCGGTAGCAATTGTTGTTGCTGTTTCCTGATTTAAGCCTGCTGCGCGCGCCATTGCATACGTACCGTAATAATGCATATCTAATTGCATAATTCTCTCCCAACGTAGTTCAAAATTTTTAATAAAATCAGACAATTGATAGCATTAGTCTTTTTATAAATCTAGTACAGTACTAGAACTAGTACTGACACACTAAACTTTAATCTCCCCAGTATATAAAAATAGAGGCTAATCACACCATCACGGTTTGATTAGCCTTTTTTCATTTACAGGGGGCAGCATGTCAGACTTACAAACGGCAACCACCACTACCGAAGAACGCCTTGCATTGTACCTTGCGTGCGAGAAAGCGATTCTTAACGGACACCAGTCGCATACTATTGACGGCACTACCTACACCCGCGCCGATCTTCGTGCTGTTCAGGCAAAAATAAAAGAACTGCAATCCGCGCTGAATCCTTCCAATTTTTCATTCACTCAAACAGCGGTGAAGTTTGTATGAGTGAAGTTCAGCGTTCCAAATTTTATGACGGGTTAACAGACCTCATCAGCTCCGTGATTGCCGTGAAAAATCCCCACGCGGCTATGCAGTATCGTGCAGCGCGGAACCGGCAGTATTTGTATGCTGCCGGTTCTCGCCAGCAGCAGCACACGCTGCGCCCTAACAACAAGACGGCTGATGAACTCATTAATAAAAATATGAGCAACGCCCGTGCGGAATGCCGGCAGCTTGTCAGAAACAACCCGAACCTTGCCGGTGCCATGCGGGAGATGGGCAACAATGTTGTGTTCAAAGGCATTCTTCCTCAAGCGCAGCTTAAGAACGAAGCAGACAACACCATTGTTGAACATGAATGGAAACGCTGGAACAGATGCGTAAAGCTACGCCGTAAGCTTAAGCAGACAGTAACGCACCTTTGGCAGGACGGCGGCGTCTTCTGGTACTTTTCCCCTTCCACCACACTGCATCAACGCGGGGTGGCTCCTCTTAATCTTGAGCTTCTGGAAGTTGATCACCTCGACCACCTGCTCAACAAAGAACGTAAGAATGGAAACGTGATCAAGCACGGCATTGAATACAACGCCGAGGGCTTTGTTGTTGCGTTCTGGCTTTTTGAAAATCATCCCGGCAGCTCTCATGGAGTAGCGCGAAACAGCTTGTATAAATCCAAGCGCGTTGATGCCAAGCAGTGTCTGCTTATTGCAGATCCTGACCGTGCCTCACAGTCTCTTCCCATTCCACGCCTTGCCAGTGTTGTGGTTATTCTGCGTGATTTTGAGCAGTACCAGAACTTCGAACGCCTTGCCGCGCGTCTTGCTGCTGCATTTTCTGTCATCGTGAAGGAAACCTCATCCAACCCGCTTGCAGGACGCGGGCTTGATGGCAGCACCGCCTCTGCAACAGATGCTGAAAAAGCAAGAATTCCTGCCACTGAAGCATTCATTAATCCGGGGTCGATTACTCGCCTTCCGGAAGGGCTTGATCTGGAAACAATCTCCAACCCGCGCCCGAGCAATACATACAGCGACTACTCCAGAAACAACCTGCAATCCACCTCCACCGGAGTTGGACAGTCTTACGAAACATTCACCAACGACTTTACCGCCGCATCGTTTTCCAGCGTGCGCCAAGCCATTTCCAAGGAGCGCCGCAGCTACATGGAACAGCAACAGTCGCTCATTGAAGATGCTCTGGACCCTGCTTTTGAGCTTTGGTGCGTGTTTGCATTTCTTTTCGGTTTTATCAGCAGCGAAACGGTTCCCGTTACATGGCAGACACCGGGCTGGGAATACATCAACCCGCTACAGGACGCCAACGCCACAAAAATTCTTATGGAGCTTGGATTGGAAAACAGCATTGATGCTGCGGCTGCTCGAGGTCGAAATTATGAAGACAACGTTCAAAAGCAAGCCCGAGCAAAGCAGCTGACCAAAGATGCCGGCCTTGAAGAAAAGGAGCAAAGCAATGCTTAAGCCGCGTAAGGGAGAAGGAAAACAAGCATTTTTTAAGCGTGCTGTTTCTCAGCTGAAACGTTCCGGAAAAAGCGATGCTGATGCCGTGGCAGAGGCTTCTGCAATATGGAATCAGCACAACCTTTCAAACGGCGGCAACGGCATGATGCGCCTTTTTGCTCCGGTGGAATTCCTTTCCGAAGATGAACAGGAAGAATCTCCAGAACGACGTTTCTCCATCCTCGCATACAGCGGCGATGTGGTTCATCTTGAATGGTACTCCTTTATTATCAACATCAAGGGCATCAAACACAAAGCCACCTTCCCGTGCCTGAGAGAACACGCCCGCGATCGCATCGTAGGTACGCATGACAAAGTCTCCAAAAAGAACAATCAGCTTTTCTGCTTCGGCAAGTTCCACGACACCGAAGACGCTGCCGAGGTGCTGAAACTGGCTGACGACGGTTTCCCTTGGCAGGCATCCATGGGCATCTGGGCGCACAAAATACGTTTCCTCGAAAAAGACGTGAAAGCCAAAGTGAATGGGCGCGAAGTAATCGGCCCGCTCTACATTTGGGAAGAAAGCGAAATGAAAGAAAACAGCATTTGCTCATTGGGGGCAGATGGTGAAACGGCGGCAATAGCTATGAGCTGCCCCACAACTAATACGGAGTTTTTTATGGAATACTCAAAAGAACTGAAACTGGCCTTAGGTCTTGCCGCCGATGCCTCCGATGCAGAGGTGGAAGCTGCCCTTGCTAAGCTGAACCTGAATCTTGAAGAGCAGGCAGCAGAAGCGGCTATCTGGGCAGCGCTTGCAGCCGGCGGTCATATTGCTCCCCCTCCTGCGGACAGCCCGAAGGAACCACAGCAGCCGTCTGCCGCCAGTCTTTCCGGTGGTGTCCCCTCCTCTGAGGGAGTGGATGTGGCAAAAATTGTTTCCCAGCAGGTAGAACAGACACTTGCAGCAGAACGCACCCGTGCTGCTGACATCCACCAGATTGCAGCAAAACTGAGCCTTGGTGAAGATTTTGTGCAGGAACACATCAATAAAGGCACCTCAAAAGAGCAGGCGCTTTCTCTTGCTGTTGACCTTGCCTCCAGCCGCACGCCTTCCTTTGGCATCGGCGGACTTTCTGAAGGCATCAGCGAATCCGACAAAATACGTAAGCTTGCCGCTGAAGGACTTTGTTTCCGCCTCGGGCTGACCTCCAAAGAACAGCTTTCAGACGGTGCCAGTGAATTTACCGGCATGTCTCTTCTGAGTCTGGCAGCCATGCAGCTTTCCCGCTCCAACATGCCGGTTCTGCAAATGAGTCCTGACCAGATTGCGCGTGAAATTTTAAAACCGGCTGCAAGGCTCCATGCCTCCACGGCTGACTTTGTTCATGTGTTCCGTGATGTGGCAAACGTTGCGTTGCAGAAAGCATACGCAGAATCCCCTATCACATTTGAGGGACTTGTAAGCATTGTCAGCGCCACAGACTTTAAAGAAATGCACGGGGTCGCACTTTCAGAAGCTCCGGACATGGAACTCATTGCTGAGAACGGCGAATATCCAGTGAAAAAGCTCTCAGACAGCGGAGAAAGCTACCACATCGGTAAATACGGTGAAATTCTCCGCCTCTCCTACGAAATGATTGTAAACGACAACCTGCGTGCATTCACCCGTATCCCGCTTCTGTTCGGTGCTGCTGCACGGCGTAAGCAAGGCGATCTAGTTTACGGCCTCATCACAAGCAACCCTGTGATGGCTGACGGAAAAAATCTGTTCAGCGCAGATCACGGCAACCTTTGCCCTGCTGCTCAGGGAGGAAAAATTAATACAGCGTCTCTGTCTGCCGCACGCAAAGCCATGCGCAAACAGAAAGGACTGAAAGGCGCAACGCTCGACATCCGCCCGCGCAGCCTGCTTGTTCCTACCACCTTGGAAACAGATGCAGAAGTAATGCTGCGTTCCATGGCAGCCCCTGAAGGAGCAAATGCGGGCGTGACCAACGTCTTCCAGAACAGCCTTGTCCCTGTTTCTGACCCGCGCCTTGATGATGTAAGCGAAAACGCTTGGTACACCGTTGCAGACCCGAATCAGGTGGATACTATTGAACTTGCCTTCCTTGACGGCAACCGCCAGCCGGAAATCTTTGAAGATGAAGATTTCAGTTCTGACGGCATCAAATACAAAATTCGCCAGTGCATGGGCGTAGGTCTCATGGATCACCGTGGCTTCTATATGAACCCCGGTGCAGCCCCAGCCGGTTAAATTACCTCATACTCCTCCACGTAGCCCCTGTCCGGATGTGTCCTCCTCAGCACGCCGGACAGGGCAATAAGGAAACAACATGCAGGAAATACTACAGGCATACCTACAACAGTTTACTGCCAACGCAGATATGAAAGGTGCTTATGCCCTGCTCGGGGCGGCACTTGCAGCAGTATTTGGCGGCTCCGTGCCGCTCATGTCTGCGCTTGTGGCTCTGTGGGTTCTGGATTTCCTTCTCGGATTTAAGCGGGCTTGGAGGCTGGGAAGCCTTTCAAGGCAAAAATTCAGATCCGGGCTTTTTAAAATAGTTCTCTACATGGTCACCATCCTTGTCATGGGACTCACTGAATTTTCACTGGGAAACATCCTCCCTATCCGAGATTTAATGATCTCGTATCTGTGCGTTACAGAAGCCCTTTCCTGCATTGAACATTTATCATTTTTCGGCGTGCCCATTCCGCAGGCATTGCGCGACCGGCTTAAAAACTACCGAGACTGCCTGCATGAATGTCAGCTGCCGCAGGGAGATTCTAAATGAACAATCTTACCGGATACAGAACAGAGCGTTTTGCACTGTATGAGCTGCTGCCCAAGTATGAATATTCCGTGCTTTCTGAGGCTACCGGATGGGGGCTTTTTGACCCGCGCATGCTGTGGACGCTTGACCGCCTTCAGGAGCGTTTCGGCACTGCCATTATGAATGACTGGTACTGGGGCGGCTCGAATCAGTTTCGGGGGTGGCGTCCGTTTGCCTGTTCCGTGGGTGCGGAGTGGTCCACACACAAATTCGGTCGCGCCGGAGACATCATTTTTAAATACTGCGCAGCTGAGGAAGTGCGTGCGCATATTTTGGCGAATCCGGAAGACGAAATTTACCAGTACATTACCTGCATAGAAATGAATGTTGGCTGGTTCCATTTTGATACCCGTAATTACAACACAGCAAACGGTCTTTTGAAGATCTACCCATAGAAGAACATCATGAAACGACTCGTTGCATTTGCATTGGTAGTTGTCTTCTGCCTGCCGCTTGCAGGCTGTGAGGATTTTGCAAAAAACACGGAAACCACAATCAAAATGCTGACCGTGGCGCATGACGGCGTGATTACATCTGCCTCCATTGCCTATAAGCATGACCGGATTTCTCAAAAACAGTTGTTGCAGATCCGCGTTGCGGGACATGCCTTTGATGCTGTGCGTGAAAGCGCCATTAATCTGCTTGAGCAGTATGTTCTGCTAGAAGCGCAAGGCAAAAGCGTTGAGGCACAGGGCATAAAACAGACGCTCATGGATATGCTCCCCACCGTACGGCAGGAGCTTGGCATGCTGCGTAAGGCGTTATCCGATGCCAAGGATGAATATCAGAAAGTAAAGGAAGGTGCTTTGTATGAAGAAGCAAGACTTACACCTCGTTCTTGATTTGACCTCCAAGGTGGGTGTTCCCGCTGTTAAGGCATTACTGGACGCCTTGGATAACGATGAAGTGACAGCGGAAGATATTGCGCAGCTGCGCCGTGAAGCAAAGTCCACAGACGAAATTTTTGCAGAAAACGGAATCACCTTCGATTCTAAGTAGGCAGCGCCATGAACGAATCTTTTTTCGAGCTACAGCAGCGTGACCTTGCCGTCCTGATTGAGGAGCACGGGGAAACTGTGACGCTTACGCAGAACAGTACAGACGCCACGGTCAATATGATCATAGGCTCTGTCCCCGATGCTCCCGACTGGGTGCGCGAGTACCGCAGGCGCGATGAAACAAACTGGTTTGTTGCGCGTGTGGTGGGGAGTGAGCTGCCCGCGGGACTCGGTGCAAAGGTGACTGTAACAGACAGCATCGGCACCAAGTTCACCATGCAGGATTTTAAGCCCATCGGCAGACCTGTAAACGGAAAATTCATCGGTTACATGCTGGCGCTGATAACAGACACGCGCCTTGGCGGGCTATAATGGCAACACTCCACGGCAGCGTTGCCCTGTGCAGAGTGGAAGATGAAGCACAGGGGCAGATGGAATGGCTTGCAAAGCATTTTCCCAGTGAGTTCGGCAGAGCGCTGCGTCATGTCGGGTGGCGGTATCGACAGGAAATTATGGCAGCCGTCAACAGCGGCGGTGTCACCATCGGCCATCGTTGGAAACGGGTAAGCCTTATGCGCCAGTATCGCAGACTGGAACAGGCCAGAAGATCCGGATTGATCAGCGGCGCAGATGTGTCCACCAAGGCGTATGAACGACTGAGCCTTAAGCGGGTGAGCAAGAAGCAACGCAGGCTTGAAAAAGAAGGTACTGCCTTTAGGCGCAGCCACTTTAACCGTTGGAAAACACCACGTAGCGGCTTGGGTTCCACCACTCCGTTCGGGAAATTAGCGCAGGCAGTCCGATACGAGTTTTATCCGGAAACACAGGCTGTGCGTATCGGCTTTTTAAATCCTTCTGCTGCCAAACATGCACAGGCTGTTCAAGCTGGGGAACGATTTGGTAACAGCCCCGGTATTTATAGAAAGCGGCAACGGGTAACAGACAAAATGCGGCGTGCTTTCTGGGCGGCAGGTGTTCCTCTGAGTAAATCCACCACCGTGCTCGAGCAGCCGGAGCGTCCTATTATTGATCCGGTATTTGATCTGCTGAATCCTGAACTGCCGGCGATTGTTGAAGAACGCATTTACAAGGTCATTCAAAAATCAAAGGGAAGCGTATGGCCTCTGCTACCAGTTGGGAGATAATTGAAAGTTTTGCCGCTGCACTGCGCAACCATACCGCACTCCATGCTTGGGCGCAGGCTGAGTACGGGCAGCCTCTGCGTATTTTGCAGGGAGTAAATATGGCAGCGCTGCCCCGTGAGGAAGACTGCCCGCTGATTGCTCTTGTACCTGAAAGTGGAAAATTTGGACGCATTGCAGAGCATGCAAACACGGTGCGGGTTATTTTGGCGGTGTATGATGAACGCTTTGAAAATGATGAACTGGCAGGGCTAAAACAGCTTGCTACAAATTTTGGTTCTCTGGCTCTGCAAGCATTACAGGATGGAGAGGACGGTTTTTATATTGGCGAAGTGACTGATCTGTACGAGCTTGCGGATTTTCCCCTGCTGTACAGAGAACTGAGCATAACAGTTACCGGCTCCACCTGCATTGGTGGCAACGGGCTAGATTGATGACAAACCCGCACATTGCGGCGTTGCTTCGATAAAGTCAGACGCTCACATAGGTTGAACTATGCTTCGCCCCTGATTTTATCTTGCGCCTTGCACTGCACAGATTTGTCTCAATCTAGCAAACAAGGATTTTACCAACAGTCTCAAGGGAGAATTTTATGGCACAGGCAAAAGGAAGCAGCGCCAAGGTCGTTGCCGGATTTGAGAGCGCATACAAGGCAGGTGCAGGTGCAACGGGAACGGTTATGCCGCGCGTAAGTATTTCCGCAGGGGCATCCCGCACCTTGAACACG